TTCCACAAAATGTAAATGAATCAAGTTCTGTCAATTATTCTGTGGAATTAGCGGACGGAAACACATACCAAATTGAAAAAGAAAAAGGTGGTTATGTTATTAAAAGAAAATTAAACGAATCGCATAGTGAATATATATCCCCAATGAAAAATAGGGAATACTTTGGTTCTTACTCAACCGCACTTAAAAAATTAAATTTCATGGCCAAAGAGTTAAACATGGTTAATGAAAATACTGTTGGTACAAACATTTTTGAAAACGAAATTGAGGAACGTCAAAAAAACAAATATTTTTTAAAATATAAAAAATCTGAAATGAGTGAACAAGGAGCACCAACTCCTAAACCAAAACCCCAACCACAAGCACAAGTTCCACCTCCAGTTCCTGCTCCTCCAGCACCCGCACCAGAACCAGCGATGGACACAACACCATCTCCTGAAATGGGAACAGATATGGGAACAGATTTAGGATCAGAAATAGGTACGGAAGAAACAACTGATACCGAAGAAACTGATTTTGATTTTGAAACACCAGAACCGGATAGTTCCGAGATGGGATCAAACGAGGGTGAAGAAGTTGTTACTTATAAATCAATTCAAAAAATGGTTGGTAAATTGACTCAGAAAATTAGACAATTTTCTTCTGAGGATGAAGAAGCAATGACGACAGATAATGTAAAGTGGGTTATTAACTCAGTATTATCTTCTTTGGATTTAACTAAGTTATCTGATGATGATGTTGATGATATCTTAAATAAATTAGAAGGTAATGATGAAGAATCAGATTCTGACGACGAGTTCTCTAGTGAAGAAGGAATTGAAGATACGGAAAATTCAAGAAAAGTACCAGAAGAAGATATGGATTATGACATGTCAAAATTAGGTCTCGATGGTTCGGTGACACCACCAATACCAACTCCCCCCACAGGTGGTGAAATGATGGAAACTATGAATTTGGGTAGTGCAATTGGTAAGTCAGTGTCTATGAAACACCAAGGTGAGATGATGAAAAAAATGGGTGAATTAGATGAATTTGGTGATTTTGAAGTAGATGTGTGTGATCATTGTAATGGTTCAGGTCATGATGAAAAAACAGATGCAATGTGTGATTGGTGTGAAGGTACTGGTGAAAAACAACACATTAAACATGGGGCTAGAAAAAAGAATCGCACATTCGAGAAAAATAGATTCATGGAATCAACTACAGTTGATTCAATAATTTCCAAATATTTTGATAACACAGATAAACAAAAAAATAGAATTCAACAATTATCTGAAAGTGTGTCCCAAGAAAGAAATGCGATTAAATTAATGGAAAAATTCCCACACGCAACATTCATGGGGAAAACTAACAAAAATAATTTAGTTTTTAGGACTAGTAACAGAGAATTTAAAATAACCCCCAAAGGAAATATTTTGTGAATTATTTAATATACATAAATGGACTTGGTCCTAATTTTAAAGGTGACAACATTTATGAATTTATATTTTCAGAAACTAAAGAAGTGTGGGGTGAAAATTGGGAATCTAGACCAGCGAATGGATATCCACATCCACCTGACATTGAATACATTACTAGAGTGGGCGTACTAAATAAGGGGGGTATATCCTTTGATTTAGTTCAAGATTCTGATGTTTTTTCTGTTGTTGATTGTATGGATGGTGTATTAGCATTGGGTTGGGAAAAAGAAAACGATAATCTTGATTTTTCGATAACAAAAAGACTAGTTTTTCACTTTGGCGAGGAAGAACAACAAATAAAAGATAAACTTTATGAAAGAGACATTGTCTTAGAATTTGAAAAAAAAGTAGTATATGAACATTAAAAATAGTATAAAAATTCTTTTGGAGGGTGGGTTACCTCTGAGTTTTGTTTCCAAGTTAAATGTGAATCAAATAAAACTTTTATCGGAAAAATATTCTAAAAAAGAAAGAAACGAGGTTGAAATAAAAATTGATCCAAAAAATCCTAAAGATGTTGCTTTTGCGAAAAATCAAGGAATCATGGACGATGCCGGTAATGTCAAAACGAATTTGGAAGAAAATGGTATGGAAGACTTAGCCGTGGGTTTAGAGGCATCCGGTAAGATAGATCCCAATACAGCAGTCGCTTTATCAATGGATTCAAATAAAAATGAGGTAACAGAAAAATTCCAATCTAAAGATCAACAAGGTTTATTTTGGGCACGTTGTAACAAGTGTAAAAATAAAAACTGTAAGTGGTGTTCATTAGCAAAAGAATTTTCTAGTAAAACCACTAAAAAAGATTATGAGACAATGCCTCAGAACAAAGATGAGGTTACTGAAAAATTTTTGGAAGATTCGATTGTGGAAATGGTTGAGAGTTATCTTACACCTAAAATGACCAAAAAAGAAATTATGTCTTCGATACAGAATAAAATTGGTAAAACTCAGAAAATGAAAAAACCAATTGGAAAAGTTTTTTCTATGGGTAAGGAAATGGGTGAATCAGATTCTGGACTTGAAAAAAATGATTTCATGTTTGCATTAAATAATGTTTTTAAAAATTTAGGTTATGATGAACGCAAAAATTAGAAGAGCGATTAGAAAAGTGATGTTGGAGGCACCGATGGATTTTGGTGACTATCAAGAAAGACCACACCCAAGATCCCAACAAAAAATTGAAGATCCAGAGGGAATATATGCTAAAAACAAATCATTTAAAAGAGGTATTTCAGATGTTGAGAATTTGGCATCAGAAAGGTTCAAAGAAGTGGTTGATAAAGTAAAAGAATATTATAATATCCAAGGAGATTTCAGAGGGACTACTTTAACTTCCGCAATCATGACTGATTTTCAATCCGCTTTAAGACGAGTCTTATCAATCGAATCTGGAAATAAAGAAAAATTACGTGATTTGGCAGTTGAGATTGCTTCTACATTCCAAGGATGGATGCCGGTTAGACAAGAAGACATCAAGGATGAAAATGGTAACGTAATATTTTATGCGAATGACCCAGTCACTCTCGAACAAGGTTTGGAAGACGGAACTATTGAAAAAATGGACTATGAGGGGGGAAAATTGTATTTGTTACCTGATATTAATCTTTTAACATATTTTGGTTCTGAACAACCCATTTCACCCGAACAATTCCAAATGACACCAAAAGAAAATACACCACTCCCTATACCACCAAATTTTTCTTTCGATATTGATGAGTTAACTCCAGAAGAAAAAAAACAATTAGAAATTGATAAAAGGAATGTAATTAATATTTTCATTGGTGCTGCTGGAAAGAGAGGTCAATTTTACTATCTCTATTACAAAAATCAATTAGACGCAATTAATCCTGAACTTTTTAGTTTATATAATAAAATTATGTCGGCAAATGATTTAATGTATTTTATGAATGAAGATTTAATAGAAATGTTAGGTGGAAATGCCTCTGGTTCGGCGAAAAAATTAAATAATATTAATTTACCAGATTCTGATGATGAGGATGAAGATGAAGATGAACAAGATTCTAGAGAGGGTATCCAAACCTGGGAAGCAAATGGATTAATTTTTCCAATTTTATTACATGAACTTTTTAAGGTTTTTGAAATGCTACCCGCTAGAAGTCAATGGAAAGATATGGATCCCGGAACTGCGACCGATATTATTTCGCAAACTGATACATTACAAAATGAACCCATGAATTTCAGGTTGATGAAATTACAACAAAAACTAAATGTTTTAATACCAACAGAACTAGGAGAACCTCAAGGTTTCAAATATGTTATAGATTTCAAAAAATTGTTTTATGGTATGGAAGTGGAGGCATTTCACAAACTTGTAAATAATATTATGTCTGAAAATCCTTCGGATAATGAACGTGCAAAAAAACAATTTAGAGAATTCTATGATGAAGCGGTAAGAATTTATGATAGTTATGGTCAAGATGATGAAGAAAACGATTACTAAAAGATTTGTCTAAAAAATTTAATAAATAAAAAAACAGGACCCCCTTTTATTTAAAAATAATTAGGGGGTTTTATATTTATAGAAAATGGGTTTATCTAAAGAACAAGTAATGTTAGAATATGCGAAGTGTATGAAAAATACACCTTACGCATTAAGAACGTATTTACAAACTTATGATAATACGGTTTCTCGTTATGTACCATTAGAACTTTTTCCAGATCAGGTATCATTATTGAATGATTATGAGGAATATGAAGAAAATATTGCATTGAAATATAGGCAAGCAGGTGTTTCGACCGTAACCGCGGCTTGGATTTCAAAAAGGTTGGTATTTGCAAAAAAAATACAACCAGAAAAAATTCTGATTATTGCAAACAAACTTGACACTTCACAAGAAATGGCAAATAAAATCAGAGCCTTTATTGACCAATGGCCAAGTTGGGTTGGTGCTGGTTTTGCACCCGAAAAAAATTCACAAAGACATTATAAGTTGGTTAATGGATCTGAAGTTAAGGCAGTTGCAACCTCAAAAGACGCTTTACGTGGTTTTACACCAACTATTCTAGTTTTTGATGAGGCCGCTTTTATCGAGGCCGACAATGATTTCTGGGCTGCGTGTATGGCATCATTATCAACAGGGGGTAAAGTAATTGTTATTTCTACTCCAAATGGATATGATCCAATTTATTACGAAATCTATGATCAGGCATTAAAGGGAATGAATCAATTTAAGATTTCTGAAATGTTCTGGTACAGGGATCCAAGATATACAAAAGACCTTTATCTTGTACCTACAGATGACATTGTTCATTACCTTTTGAATAGAGAAGATTATGATGAGTCAAAAAATATTTCATTTTCCCATGTAAGTGCTTATGAAAGAGACTATGAAGAATTACAACATTTTTTCAGTCAAGGATACAAACCTTGTTCTACATGGTATGAAAAAATGGTCAAAAAACTTAAATATGATAAAAGAAAAATAAACCAAGAATTAAATTGTGAATTTTTAGGTTCTGGGGATAATGTTTTCGACGCACTTCAATTAGACCAAATAAAAAACGATTCATTACAAGAACCCACAACTAAATTAATGGGTAATTCTCTTTGGATTTGGAAAGAACCAATACAAGGACATCGATATATAATGGGTATTGATGTTTCTCGTGGTGATAGTGAAGATTTTTCCTCGATTCAAATAGTTGATTTTGACGATAGAGAACAAGTTTTAGAATACGTTGGAAAAATACCCCCGGACACATTGGCGGAAATAGCATATAAATGGGGCGTTATGTATAGTACTTTTATCGTAGTTGATATTACCGGGGGGATGGGAATCACCACAGTAAGAAAACTTCAAGAATTAGGGTATAAAAATCTATACATAGATGGGGTTGACACTCTCAATCCTTGGTCTTATAATCCAAGAGTCGGAGAAAAAATCCCAGGAATTAATTTTAATTCTAAAAGAGTTCAAATTATTGCGGCATTTGAAGAATCTGTCAGACACAAATTTAAAATTAGAAGTGTTCGACTTTACAATGAAATGAACACCTTTGTATATGTAAATGGAAGACCAGATCATCAAAAAGGTCAACATGACGACTTGATAATGGGAATATCCATGGCACTTTATGTTGGTGAATCGTCGTTTGCAAAATTAGAAAAAGTTACTGAACAAACAAAAGTTATGTTGGAGTCTTGGACAATAAGTTCAAATGATAATGTTTCTAAACAAATGCATTTTGATCCGGCAATTCCTAACATGAACGTCAGTAACGATAGATATAACAGAAATAATAGTGGACCAAGCAGACAAGACTATGAAAAATATGGTTGGTTATTTGGTAAAAATTAATAGATATGGGATTAACATTTAGAAGGAGAACAAACATTTTACTTAACTCCAAGTTAATCGTGGAAGGTGTGCCCCCATATCCTTCCAAAATATTTCCTCCCGATTTAAAAAAAGATACAAGGGAAAATCGAGTTTATCCCACCCCGACACCCTCATCCACACCAACTCCAACTCCAATACCCTCACCCACACCAACACCCACGAGAGTATAATTTATGTTTAAACTATTGAAATATTTATTTAAGAACTTAACTTTAATACATGGAAAATAATAATAATCAGAATCTGACTCTATGGCAAAGATTGTCCCAAACTCTAGGACCAAATTCTATGTTGAATCAAGATTTACCAACATACAATATTGATAAAAAAACTCTTCTTAGGACAACAGATAAACAAGAATACGAAAGAGAAAAACTTCAAGCACAACAATCTTTATATTTATCCGGTCAATGGACTAAAATTGAAAATAATCTTTATACTCAAGCGGTTTATTACGAACCAACAAGATTAGCCTCATTTTATGATTATGAATCTATGGAGTTTACCCCAGAAATATCAACAGCATTAGATATATATGCGGAAGAATCCACAACAGCAGACCAAGACGGTAGAATCCTACAAATTTATTCCGAGTCCAAAAGGATCAGACAAATACTAACTGACTTGTTCGATAATGCACTGGACATCAATACTAATTTACAAATGTGGACAAGAAACACTTGTAAGTATGGAGATAATTTTGTTTATTTAAAATTGGATCCTGAAAGAGGTATTGTTGGATGTATGCAATTACCAAATATTGAAATTGAACGATTGGAAAGAGGAATGGAAGCAAAATCAGTAAATGCTGAAGTAGACCCTAAATCAAAAGGTTTGAAGTTCAATTGGAAAGCAAAAAATATGGAGTTCAATTCTTTTGAGATCGCCCACTTTCGTTTGTTGGGTGATGATAGGAAATTACCTTATGGAACCTCGATGTTAGAAAAAGCCAGACGAATTTGGAAACAATTAATGTTATCAGAAGATGCAATGTTAATTTATCGTACATCAAGAGCACCCGAAAGAAGGATATTTAAAGTTTTTGTTGGAAATATGGATGACAAAGATATTGAACCATACGTACAAAGAGTTGCAAATAAATTCAAACGAGATCAAATTGTAGATAAAAATACAGGAAATGTTGATTTAAGATTTAATCAAATGGCGGTAGATCAAGATTATTTTGTTCCAGTTAGAGATATGGCAGCCCCAGAACCGATAACAACTCTTCCTGGTGGTACTAACCTTTCTGAAATTGCAGATATTGAATATATTCAGAAAAAACTGGTTACGGCTCTTAGGGTACCAAAAGCATATTTAGGTTTCGAAGAAGTTGTAGGTGATGGAAAAAATCTGTCCTTACAAGATATTAGATTTGCAAGAACTATTAATAAAATACAAAAAGCAATGATTGCAGAATTGAATAAGATTGCAATTGTTCATTTG